CTTTCCCACACTATGTGAAAAATTGATAGTTAGAATTAATTGTGAGCAGGCTGGCCAATTAACTTAGGACCCTGGTCGCGCGCACGCGAAGAAATCGCCTCTCACGCCGTCTCCTCCATCGCACTAAACTCCTTAGATGCGAAAAAGCGAAGCACCAGCTCTGCTGCCGCTGCATTTGCGGCTTTCTTTGTGCTACCCTTAGCACGTCGACTCTCGGAAAAATACCCCCCGATCGTAAACACGCACTGCTGAGTAAACTCTCGATGATTTGGTGGTCCGAAGACTCCCACATCAGCATATTCCACCTTCCCTTCCTTGAAAAGGAAATGCACCTCATTAAGAACTGAGCACGCATTCTCCTTCTCGCCTTCGCACATCCACTTCTCAACCATTCGCTTGGCTCCCGCAAAATTATCGCAAAACTCAAGATATTCCATTGCTGTGAACGCACCGCAGAAAGAAAGCGGTGATTGACCCTTAACAAAAACTTTAACTTTAACATCAGCCATGTAACTTTAGAAAAAGGTTTATTTTAAGGAACGTTGTAACGTCATTTAGGCACCCACACCGTGCCAACGCTGAACTGCGCGTCTCCCAATTGGAACTTCCGTAACTGGGGCATAATTGTCGGGATAAAGACAATGATATTGATTCGTCTCTCCCACGGTCGCAATAAGCGTGCCGTTAACCACCATGGTGGGCGGTGGAGGAAGCAGACATCCCATAGCAAAATCGTCACCCACTGACTGATAAACATGCATTCCCGCTCCTATATTTGAAGCTCCAGCCCAACCTGATGGTGAAATGGTCCCGATAAACACAGTACCTGCCGAGTTATCCAGCCCTGCTGGCATAACTTGGTTCCCCGCCGTCGTTCCGTCGCTCAAACAAGCTGTATCTAAACCGCAAATGCGAACTGCATAATGCGACGCATACGGAACCTGAATTTCAAGGACTCCTGCACTCCAATCTGCAAATGCTACATGTACTGACGCCGTTGCGAGCTCTGTGCCCACACTGATGTTCGTAGTTTGCACTCCGATATTGCCAATGCCCACAACCATTCGGCCAACATAATCTTCAATGAACTGCGACAAAGTCCCGGTAGAACTGGGACCAGCGACTCCAGGCGACGTGCTCGACGGTGCAAACACTGGTCGAAACGAACGCTGGATAATCTCAGGAATAAAAATAGCAAAAACCTTCATGGGCTGCGTGGTGGATGGTCCAGTGAACATGATCTTATAGTTCATCGAACCTCGCCAAAATCGGAAAATATCCGAAAAATGCGAAATAATTCCCTTCGAATACCCACCACATGGATTCGTAGGATTAATATGGATAGTTGGAAGCGTGATCGCAGGAATCTTGTATCCAATAAGATCCTGCGCAGATGATTCACGCATAGGCGAGTTCTTAAGCGCCAATACAATTTGCATAGCATAATCAACTCCGTTCGTGCCATAACCATTGGACGTTGGAAGCACACCACTAAACACCTTCACATACCTCTTCATAAGATTTCGTGCGTTCATATAAACGCCCTTCCAACCAAAATGCCAATCGCCCCACGTCATCTCGTTCGTTGCTGCGATCTTCATGTCCGGAAACGTGTTAAATGTGGCTGTTTCACTGGAAGCTGGGGCCTCAGTACCTCCTGCACTAGCCTCAACATCAACCACCTTATCGCCAACTTGCAATTCTGGCGGCGATCCATTAGCGGTGCCATCTGCACTTTCACCAACCACTCCAGCTTCACCTACTCCCTCATCAATTTCATCTTCCATGGGCGGAACTGCTGGTTCAACCCACGGAACATCATTAAACGGCATGACGGAAAGATTGTTTCCATACAAGCCACCGAACTCGATGTCCTCTGCTCCACTTTGCCAAATTAGAAAATCGACATTGTTCGCAACAGTTGCATTCGTCACAAGCTGGTTTTGCACACGCAGCGACCAGCATCCGGTAACATAATCGAAAATCGTTGTAGAAGCGCCCTGCAAATGTCCATTGGGCACCTTTAGGTAAGGCGTTGGAGCTCGAAACGGAACTGTGAAAGTCCACGTATTCAGGCCCGAACTCAAATCCATAGAAACATTGTATTGTCCTGATGACTCCTCATAGTCCGTCGGCGGCACTGACTCCTGCGCATGAAACGCAAACAACAATTTGCCACCATGAAACTTCGTATTGAAAATCATAATCTTAAATGTAATCCCTCCTCGCCAAAATGAGAAAGGCATAGCCACGTAATCCAAATACGTGGGCGAAAACACCGAGCCAACAACCAATGGTGCTTTCTGTCCTGTGCCACCCCCGCTAATTCCAAAATCATAGGGGCACACTTGTCCTGCAGCAAGAATAACATTATTTGCCTGTGAATTCCAATTGTACGCACCATAAATAGCCGGGCGCGAAGCAATTCGCTTCAGATTCATC